CTACATTAAATGGTCTAGGAAATCTAGGATATATTTCATCTTCTCAACTTATTTCAACAGTCAATGGAATAGAAAATATTTTATTACCTTCTACATTAAATGGTCTAGGAAATCTAGGATATATTTCATCTTCTCAACTTATTTCAACAGTCAATGGAATAGAAAATATTTTATTACCTTCTACATTAAATGGTCTAGGAAATCTAGGATATATTTCTAGCAGTCAATTACAATCATCAATTTTAGGAATAGGAACATCAATACAACCTAATTTAACATCATCACTAATAGGTTTAGGAAATCTAGGATATATTTCTAGCAGTCAATTACAATCATCAATTTTAGGAATAGGAACATCAATACAACCTAATTTAACATCATCACTAATAGGTTTAGGAAATCTAGGATATATATCATCTTCTCAACTTACTTCTAGTATTCAAGGAGTAAATAATATTATACAACCAAATATAACTTCTTCTCTAATAGCTTTAGGAAATCTAGGATATATATCATCTTCTCAATTAATATCAACAACAACAGGATTAGGAAACATTTATATTTCATCTGCTGGAATTACACAAACATCTATTACTTCAACAATCACAGGTCTAGGAACTTTTGGCTATGTATCAAGTTCTCAACTTACATCATCAGTAGCTGGATTAATAAGTTCGTCAAGAACAATGATAATTCAAACATTTACTTTCTAGTTAATAGAGAATGAATGCAAGTCAATTGACAATGATAAAAGAAGCAAAAAAACTATTAATTGATTGTTCATGCTTCCGTGGCCCCGAAGGACCCCCTGGTTCAAATGGTAGCACTATTGTTGGACCTATAGGACCAACAGGTCCAATAGGACCACCAGGTACTTTATCATCTTTTTCAATAGTGGGTGCTTCTACAAATGCTCTATTATACTATGATGGGTTTAAACCTGCTGGCATGTCCTCATTATTTTATTATTCAACGATCAATGTTTTACAAGCCAATTTAGATATTGTTCCTTGTACTGATAATGTATATAGTTTAGGGTCTTCTAATTCTGGAAGATGGAAAGATTTATTTTTAGGACCATCAAGTTTATATTTAGGATACAAAGCAAAAGTATATGAAGATGTTTTAGGAAATGTTACAACAGATACTGGATTTCATGGATATAATCTAATTACATCTACTATGAATATTGGAAACTCAGTTGGATATCAATTAAGTGTATTAAATCAAGATTTATTCGCTCAACAATATGATTCTACTGGCCCAAATGGAACTTTATATCCTTTACTACATCCTATAGGATATATTTCTACATCTCAACTTACTTCTACCATTGATGGTCTAGGAACATATGGATATATTTCTACTAGCCAATTATTATCAAGTTTTCAAGGAGTCAATTATATTATCCAACCAGAAACTACTTCTAGTTTAATAGGGTTAGGAACTTTTAATTATATATCAAGTTCCCAACTTCAATCAACAGTAATGGGTGTAGGAAATATATATGTTTCTTCACAGTCATTAATATCTACAACAAATTCTTTACAAAATAGTATATTATCAACAAATATTGGTCTAGGAACTATTGGTTATATTTCTTCTCTTTCATTATTTTCAACAACACAAGCATTCGAAAATCAATTATTATCAACAAATACTGGATTAGGTGTTTTGGGATATATTTCATCAGCACAATTAATATCAACAACGTCTGGCTTAGCAACTGATATTATTAATATACAAAATGGGTTAGGTGTTTTGGGATATATTTCTTCTTCGCAGCTCATATCAACTGTGACAGGATTAGGTTCATTATATATATCTTCATCACAACTTTTATCAACAACCGTCGGTCTAGAAGCATTATTTCTTTCTTCACTAAATGTTTTTTTTCCATCTACAGTGATAGGATTAGGTGCCGCTTCATATATTTCTACCCAATCACTAATTTCTACAACAAATGCGTTACAAAATTTTGTACAATCAAATGTTAATTCTACAGCAGTAGGTTTAGCAAATGTAGGATATATTTCTAGTCAATCGCTAATATCAACAACAAATGCGTTACAAGATGCTATAACTTCAACAAATAAAGGCTTAGCAAACATAGGATATATTTCTACATCAGCTCTTACATCAACAATAGTAGGTTTAGGAAATCTAGGATATATTTCTAGTTCTCAAATGGTTTCTACAGTAAATGGATTTACTATAAATACAAGAAATGCTTTACAATCAACAACAACTGGCTTAGGAAATATTTATGTTTCATCAATTATAAATAATGCTTTTGGTAAGATTCTACGTGTAGATTCAATATATGGGAATGATACACTTGCTTTACAAAATCAATATGGTTATCCATTTTCAACAATATCCGCAGCAATGTATTGTGCTTCTACGCAAGACCAAGTATGGTTATTGCCAGGAACATATAATGAACAAGTTATATTTAAAACTGGTGTAAATATACGTGGAGTAAATTTAAATTCTGTATTTATTCAACAAGCTAATGTTACACAACCTACTACTTTAATAACATTTATAAATAATAATCGTTTAGAAGATGTAACTTTAAATCTTACTTCTAAAACAACAGTTGCTTCCACATTAGTTGGTGTTCTTTTTTCATCATGTCAAGATAATTGTAAATTACGAGCTAGTCTAATTACAGTAAATAATTCTGGATTAACAGATAATACACGGCCAACAAATGTATATGGAGTATATTCTGCTGGATATTCTTCAACTATTTATACAGCAAATGATAATATACAAAGAACAACTATAAATGTTACAAGTGCTGGAACTGGACCAGCACGTTGTATTTATAATGATAATTCTAATCGTATATCTATGCGTGATACAAATTTATTTTGTACAGATGCTTACAATCCAACATATACTGGTGGAAACTATATAGGAATAGAAACAGTAAATATATCATCAATTGTTCAAATAAAAAACTCTTCAGTCAATGGAAATGTATATAATGCTGGAAATACATCTGCTGATATTTCACAAACAAAAGGACAAATTATAGTTACAAATACAGATTTAGTAAATAAAAATGCGAACTTTAACGCTTTTATAACAAATCAGACATTAAATATTATTAATTTTGGAATCTCAGGAGCTTTATCAAACTTTCAGTATATAGGAGGTCCGAATGGTATATCAAATAATTGGAGTAATACATTTTTATTTCCAGGAACACAAAATTTTACAACAGTTACTTCTGATATTGTACAAAACTATAATTTTCTTAGAATACCAAATACAAATATTATAACAAATTTTGGAATACAAGCACAACGAGGAACTGCTGCTGGTATAAGTTCTTTTGCTGTTCTTTATAAAAATGGATACCCAGTATCAACGCCTAATTTTATACTACCTTTAGTGGGAGCAAGTTCTTTTTTTCTATCAACAAGCACACTCACTCTTAAAGCAACGGATACATATGGTATCTATATATCGACAAATTCATCAAATACGACTCTATCAAATATAATAGTTAGTATGAGCCTTTTTTAATTAATATAAAATTTTTACGCAACACTTGATAAATATAATCCATAGAGGAACATTAAAGATCCTACACCAACAGAACCCCATCCATATATATTAAAGAAGGTATTTGATTGACTAGTATCCATATTAAAGATTGTTGCTTGATCTTGAGAAATGAAATAACCGCAAATAGCAATGAAAACACCATATAATATTAAAATAGCAGTTACAAATGATTTAGGCATAGTATAATTTTCAGATAATAAATAAGCCGCAAAAAATATTAAAGGAGAACCAATAAATGTTGCCATATAACCAAGCCAATTATATGTAGAAGTTGATATATCTTGACTTAATACTGTTATTTTTGTTGTATCATCATTTAAGTAATATCCACTTAAACATGAAAGAATACCTGCTACTAATAATATTAAAACTTCTGTTTGTTTAGAAACTCTCATATTACCATAAACATTGCTTACTCTACTAGAAAATGTTCTTGGTCTATTATATTCCATAATCTATTAATAATAAATAAAAAAGAAATTATATATAGATGGAAATAAATTATCAATTTGAAGATATATCTAATTTTAATGAAATCTCAGATTTAATGTTTATTTTTTTTGCAATTCTTACGGTTGATGTAGTGGTATTATTTTTAACACGATATTATAAAGTCGGAGGTAAATATCTAAATGAATGGTATGATCAATTTAATTTATTAGCAGTGTTAGCCGATGTTATGATTATTTTTATTGGTTTTTTAATTGCTCGTTATATTTATACTGTATTCTTTTTTGAGAAATTCGAATGGAACGCAATTATTTTTATGGTTCTATTAGTGGTAGTTCAACTTTTACATGATATATTATTTTATTTTGGTATAATACAAACAATTCCTAAAGGTCATAATGAAATGATGGATACATTTAAAAGATATGCCGGAGATTTAGGAGCAGTAATTTTGGGAGGAGATGCTATGTTAATGATAAGTTCTGCTCTTATTGCGATGATATATAAATCATTACCTCTTCATGTATTTGTTTCAATAACAAGTATTTTTATATATGCTCTTCCTTATATTCTTTTTACCAGAAATCCTTTTACATTAGCAGAACCAACAGAAAAAAAGAAAGAAGATAAAGAAGAACCAATTAAACAAAAAATTGATGGCTTTAATCGGATGTTATAAGTATACTAAGAAGAAATGGTATTATCTAAATTTCTAAATATAGTAAATCCTTTATCAGAATGTATTGGATTTCCAACTAATCTAGCAATTACATTTCCTTATACTTTAGATCCATTTCAAAAACATGCTATAAAAGCAATTCACAATAATGAAAATATTTTACTAACTTGCAAAACGAGTGCTGGAAAAACAACACCAGCAATATATCAGATAGCACAAACTCTTAAACAAGGAAAAAGAGTATTTTATACAACTCCCATTAAAAGTTTATCAAATCAGAAATTTTATGATTTGAAAAAATTATTTCCTAACAATTCTGTTTCACTTATGACAGGAGATATTAAAATATTTCCAAATGCTGATATTGTAGTGATGACAACAGAAATTCTTAGAAATCTTCTTTATAAGAAAGGTTCAACTACAGAAAATATTGGTTTAACTGCAGAATTATCTATAGAGAATCTTGATTCTGTTATATTTGATGAATGCCATTATATTAATAATAAAGAAAGAGGTTCAGTTTGGGAAGAAAGTATTATTCTTCTTCCTAAAGAAATAAATTTAGTTCTTCTTTCAGCCACAATAGATTCCGCAGATTTATTTGCCTCATGGATTGGAGAACTCAAACAAAAACCAATTCATCTTATTTCAACAACATATCGTATTGTTCCACTAGAGCATTATGTTATCAAAAATGGAGAATATGAGACTATAATGGATTCTAAAGATATGTTCCATGCGGATGCGTATAATCGTTGGCTTTTCTGGAAAAAAGATCAAGAAAAGAATCAAAAGAAACAAAAAGATTTAGTGACAAATAGAAGACTTGGAGGTTATGAAGACCCAGTAGTAAGTAAATCAGATACTAGTAATTCATTTATTCATCAATTAAATACAACAATTCAACATTTATATGATAAAGACATTCTACCAGCAATCTTCTTTGTATTTTCACGGAAGAATTGTGAAATATATGCTTCTAAAGTATCTGGTAGTCTGATTGATCCATCAGATTCTGCTAAAGTAAAACATATTATTGACTTCCATCTTCATAGGTTCAAGGAGAATGTTCAAGTATCACAACAATATTTTATATTAACTGATTTATTACAGCGAGGAATTGGATTTCATCATTCTGGGCTCTTTCCACTATTAAAAGAAATTGTAGAAATTCTTTTCTTAAAAGGACTTATTAAAGTATTATTTGCGACAGAAACCATGGCAATAGGAGTAAATCTTCCAGTAAAAACAGTTATCTTTACATCTTATAGAAAGTTTGATGAAGAATCACAATCTATGAGAATGCTATATACAGATGAATATACTCAAATTGCGGGTAGAGCTGGAAGAAGAAATGTTGATAATAAAGGATATGTATTTTATTTGCCAGATAGGATGCCAGAAGATATGGGAGATGTCAAAAAAATGATGTGTGGTTCTAAAACAAGATTACAATCTAAGATGAAATTTAATTATGATTTTATTCTGAAAACTATTAATTCTAAGAATTTACATTGGATTTCATTAGTAGAAAGTTCTTATTATTATGAACAAGTGAAAGTTCAATTGAATGAAATGGAAATAGAAAAGAATAAATATGAGAAAGAACTTCTTACTATTCATTTAACAGAATCACAAGAAAAAGATTGTATATTTGAAATGGAACTTAAAGAGAAACTTAAATTAGCAACAAATGCTACGAAAAGAAAACTACAATCAGAATATGAATCATGGAAGAATAAACACATGGATAGAGTATGGGATCCGATTCGTAAAGCATTCCAACAAAAGAAAATAATTAAAGAAAATCTAAAAATACTAGAAGAAGATATATATTATTATAAAGATTTTGAAGCAAATATTGTTCCATATTTCTTAGTTTTACAAACTCTAGGATTTATGAATGAAGATAAATCTTTAACACAAAAAGGACTTTATGCTACAGAAGTAAATGAAGGAAATTCTTTAGTGTTAAGTCATTTATATGAATCAAAAGTTTTAGAAAATCTTAATCAACAAGAATTACTAATCGTATTAAGTTCTATGCTTCAAGTAGAAGAGAAAGAGAAAACACAACTACATAGTTTATATATAGAACAAAATCTTAAAAATATATTTGAAGAAGGAGAAAAGTTTTGTAAAAGTATTGAAAAAGCAGAATATGAACAAAGAATTTCTTTCAAACCATGGGAGTTGAATTATGAATTTATTTCTCTATTACAAGAATTATTCAAAGGAACTTCTGTTGGAACAATTTGTCAGAATTTTGAAATTATGGAAGGAAACTTAACAAGATTTCTTCTAAAACTTTTAAATATAGTGGATGAATTAAAGAATATTGCTACTTTGAATAATGATACTCAACTTCTAGAAAAGTTAGAAGATGTAAGAGCATATGAATTTTATAAAATTGCTATTCCAGATAGTTTATATTTACATATTTAATTTTGAAAAAAGATTTAGACAGAAGAATATAATGTATTACTCAAATAACTAAATGGTGTTAATGGTTGCCAAAATACAGTTGTATTTGCATTAGAAACAACATTACTTGCTGGACTAGAATCTACATAAGGATTATTAGAATTTGCTAATAATAATAGATTTGTTCCAGCGAATACTCCTAGAGTAGTGGTAGGGGTAGAAATAACTAATGTAGAGAATGTACTAACATATAATGAGTTTCCAACCGTCCATCTGAAATTCGTAATATTTCCTTTAAAATTTGTTCCAGATACTTGTGTATATTCAGAACCTATAGTTAAATAAGGATTTGTTATATAATCATTTACAATATTATATCTTGGTGTTGGTGTATTACAATTGTTAATGTTTGAAACAGTTGTATCAATAGTAGAACCAAATTTATTACCATTGACATAAAAATTTAATAAATTGCTTCCATTACCTTCTAATACACAATATGTCCAGTGATTAACAAGAGAAGAAATATTTGCTTGATAATTTGAAGATCCTGGAGAAGAAAAGTCTCCAAAATTGAATTTTTTTGTTCCAGTTGTTAGAACCGCACTAAAAGTATTCGCATTATATGCTGGAGTAGCATTTGCTTGATATGAAAAATTAATAGTATTAACCGATGAATCATTACCAATAGAAAAAACTCTAGGATTTTGACTTAAACCTGGTTGATAAAACTGAAACCATTCAATAGTAAAAGGATTAGAACCGATACTAAATTGTGAATTATTATTTACATTAATATAAGAAATAGCATCGCTTACAAACGCATAACTTCCAATAACATTTGAATTTTCAGAATCAAAATTACCAGTAGAATATGATTGATTTGCTAATGTTATTTCACCGGGTGTAAGCATACTTTGATTTAAATAATTATTTCCAATATTATTTGATGTATTTTGTCGTTCTATTTTTAATTTTTGTGCTAAGGTTTGTGCTTGTAATTTACGAATGTAATCCGAAAAGTCCATCTATAATAATTCAAAGATTATTTTATCTTTCCATTTGAAGTTCTGAGGATTTATATAATAACGCAGTAAAACTTTTTCTTTTACTTTTTTATTATTTTCTAACTTAATAATTTTTTTTAACAAAGGAATAAAACAACTAGTAGAATCTATAATAATTCCGTCTATGTTTCTTTTATTCTTATACAAATCTAAATAAACTAAATCTCTTTCATATGTTTTTGCTGCTTTCTGTTGTTGATTAAATCGATGAATTGTTTGATATGAAATAGTTTTTTCTTTTAGAGCAAACTGATTAATAATATCAACATAGCGACGAATAGGTGAAGAAGCATGAGCATAGTGTTGTATCTCCAATTGTTGATGTATGGTGTCTTCATTAGGTAAACAGTATTTTGCGGATTCATAACATAAATACATATATTCTTCAGAGAAGGCTTCAAATAGTTTAGCTCGTTCTACATTCATACCTTTTTGACTTCTTAGAATACCAGAATTCTTTTTTTTTAAAATTTCTCCCGCTTTTGTATTATAGTATAGCATGAGAATTTCAATTATTTTATGATTGTCTATTTCGCTGTCTTGAATTTTAATACCAGATATTTTTTCTACCCAAGTATCTAGAGTTGGATTCTTCGGAAAATTATTATATGTATATGATTTATTCACTTTTACAATCGTTTCTTCAAATCTCCAAGAATTATCAGTAATAATAAGACTATACGCAAGTCTTTCTTTTCCTTCTACTAAACTCATTAAATCTTCACTAAGATTTCTAGGAAACATAGGTTTTACACATATTCCATGTTCATAAAGAGAAGTTCCTAAAAACTCTGCATATTTCATCCATGGATTCACTTCTACAAAAGCACTAACATCCGCAATAGAAATTGCAATAGAGTTATCCCAAATAGTGATACAATCATCAATATCTTTACATCCATCGGGGTCAATATTAAATGTATAACCAGAAAGTTTCATACGATTTTCAAAAGAAGGCATAATAATTTCTGGTAGAATTTTCTTCCATATCACTCCACAAGCTTTTAACAAACAACTTTTCTTTTCTGCTTCAAAATCTCCACAATCTCCTAACAATTCTATAAAAGTTCCTTTTGGAAATTCAGAGTTTTCTGGCCAAGAATCAAATTGAAAAGTAATTAATTTGTTATGAATAATATCTTTTATTTTTGACCCAATATAAAATGGTGGATATTGTTCATTTAATGGTTTACATAGATAAATAGGGTTTCCTTTTCCAGTAAATCCGTATTTAGATTTAGTTGTTTCAAGGATTCCCACCATAAGAGGATATTCCGTCCTCCTAGATAAACTACACCCTTTATCTGTAGGAATAATAAGATCATAAGGCAAACATTTATTAGCCAATTTAGATCCTTCAAATTCGGGAACAAGAAATGAACCATATTTCTTTTTCACTATTAAGAATTCCATACTTTATTTTTGTATGGTAATAGTTGTGGAATTAATAAAACAATTTTTTATAATTTTTATAATTAGGAATGCAATCTAAATTTCAATATGAAATAGGTTCAAATTTAGATAATTCTAAATATATTGTAAAGCATAATAGAAAAATTGAGAATAATAAAGTAAGATATGATTATATAGAATTTGGTAATATTGATACTAATAAGTTTTGTATAGAAATACATGTATATATTCAAAGCCATAAAATCTATGCTGAATTATCAAAAATAAAATATGATAAAGGGTGTTCTATTCAAAAAACTTTGGAAAAAGGTATAGGAACTCAAAATATGTTAAAAGTAGCATTATCATTAGTTTCAGAATTATATCCAGAAATAAAATATTTCACATTTAAAGATTATAGTGAAAAAGAATGCGATAATGGTGCTAATATACATCTAGGATATTTTTCACTAATAACTTCCGGTAAAACATGGTATGAAAAAAATTTTGGAGCAACAATTAAAGATGAAATCTTTAAAGAATTATATAAAAAAGATTTAGATAAATTAAATTATAAAAATATTGATATAGAAATATCGGATATATTAATAAAGAATAAAGTAAAAAAACCTTTAAAAGATATAATAATAAAAGAATTTGAAGAATCAATAAATTATAAAGATTTTTTTAGTAGATTAAATAAAAAATTTGGTAGAAATATGTTTTGTGAATATGTACAACCATGGATAAGAGATTTTATGAGTAGATTGGATTTAGAAAGATATTTTTTTATGGAATGGGAAATTCCAGCAAAAGAAATAAAAAATTATAATATAATAATAAAAGAATATAAAAAGATTGATGATGGAGGAGGAAGAAGAACAAATAAAAGAAATATAACAAATAAATCAAAGGGTCGAAGACGATGGATTGGATTCTAAATAATGTTTTCTACAAAGTGCTTCATATTTATCAGCACCTCCAACATTAATGATGGAATCATTAGTTTTAACAATCGTTGATTTATTACTAGTAAAGAGCGCATCTGTTATAATTCCATCAGCAGAACAAATCTTACAAATTGCTTTGAGTTTTATAATATTATCACAATAAGGAATTAAATCAAGAATTTCTCCAAATGGTTTTCTTGAAGCATCACCATCCAATCCAGCAACAATCACATGTTTTCCATACACTTCTACTGTTTCAAGAACAAATTCTACGAGATTTTCAAAGAACTGTCCTTCTTCAATAATAATTACTTTTGCTTCTAAAAACAGAGGATTGTTTGAAATATCTTTTAGGTTTTTTACTGCTATATCTGCCATATAAGAATCTTGATTATGATTTACAATTTTAGACTCATTTGTATAGCGTGTATCAAAAGAAGAAGTAATAATGAATAGTGGCAGACCATCTTTTTTATATAGGCGAATCGTGGAAAGTAGATAAGACGACTTTCCAGAAAACATAGGACCTATTACGAGCTCTAAGGACATTTTACTATACTAAAAATACTAAAGTTTTTAATTTAATTTTTTGTATTTTTGATTTTTTGATTTATGTGCTTCCAGTAGAACCGAAGCCACCATCACCTCTAGATGTTTCTGGAAGTGATGTAACAATCTTAATCTCACGAATATGACCCATATCTGGTGCTACTATTTGAAACAACCGTGTTCCTTTTACTACACAAGGATATGTATGTTCATTAAGATTTGTTACTGGTGCTTTTAGTAAGCCTCTATATGAAGAATCTACAACACCTTGACTATTCGCCATCATAACACCAGATTTATAAATTGAAGAACGAGGGCAGAGCCAATAATGAACATCTTCTTCCTTATCATTATAATCATCAATTGGAGTCACTTTTACAAGACGAGCACGAGTACCTAAATCAAGAAGATGAACGGCTTTCGGAGGACCATTATGACGCTCATCGTAAGATGAAAACACTATATAATCTTCAACTGAATATAAATCTACACCAGCATTATCATTAGAGCGATTAGTTGTTTCATAGTTTTTGTAGAATTCAATACCTTCTTCAGTAGGCCAGAGTTCAAGGCGATAATAAGACATTTCTATAATAAAATAAAAAGTTAGTTTAAGTCAATTTTTTTACTTTTTAAATCTTTCCACATTTTTTACAAATTTTCATAGAATTTACTAAAACAAAAATGTGCCAACAAGTTCTTTGTTTTGCTTTGAGAGCTTTTTCTTTTTCTAACTTTTCTTTTTCTAGGATTCCAAAAAAGTTCTTTCTAAATTCTTCTAAAGGATCATTATACATCTAATTGTTCTAATATTTCATTAAATGATTTATTAATATAAAAGTTATTATAAATAAAAGGCATACGTGTATCAAATTCAAACCATTTTTTTACATGTTTTAAAGCATATGTATTTAAACAAGGAATTAATGGACCAGTATTTATAGCAATAATATATTTAGCATGAGTACTAATAGCACCAATATCTTTTAAAGATAAATTATTGTCTCTAGTACATAAAATTCCATTTATTTTTTCAGTTGTAACTATATTATATTTTTTAGATAATTTATGTATCATAGAATTAAATTCTTTATAATTAGATTCTAAATCAAATTGAAAAGATTGTGGTTTAGAATTAATAATAAGAACATCAATATTTTTATATTTTTCTGGAAAATGATTATAACGTTTTAATAAATCAGGATCAGTATATGAAAATTTTTTAATTTTCGGGAACCCTATTTTTTTTCCAAGTATATTTGATAAATAATAAACTAAATATTCATTGAGGGGTTTAATATTTTCATTCCATTTAAACATATTTAAATCAAGTAAAAAATAATGAATTAATGAATGAGTTCCATGAAATGTATTAATAGCATTTCTAGGAATATTGGTAGTACATAAATCAAAATCTAACAAAACATCATTTAATATTTTTAGAGCACCATTAAATATATTTTGATTACAATCTTTATCAAATATAATTGGTAAAACATGAACATTTTTACAACATTCAAATTCTTTTATTTGATTCACATGTTTTTCTTTAATATAAAAATTAACAGTTATATTATGTTTCATAATATAATCTTTAGAGTTATATAAATAAATCATAACAAAAATAGCATCTCCTAAATGCCAAAAACTAAATAAATTAATTATAGATTTTTTATTTTTTAATGTTTTATTTTTTACCATAGTATTCCCTAATTAATGATGGCAAATATTTTGTGAATCACCTTTTATAACTCTATAACTATCTTCATCATAATGTGTTGTAGATACTTCAAAAATATCACCTTCTTCTTCACAAATTATTTGATGAGGTTCTCCTATTTCATTTGTAATTATATCACCGGGGACTAAATTTTCAACTTTAATATCAGCATTTTTAGTATTAATCCATTTAAATATGAATTTACCAGAAGAAACATACCATGTTTCAGTTTTTTTAATATGAAAATGCATAGAAAATTTTGCGTGTTTATTGAAATGTAGAATTTTACCACAGTATTTTTCATTATTTATAATAATAACTTCATGTCCCCATCCTTTTGGAATGATTATTGAAGTTTGTTTTTTAGTATTAGAATCTTTATGAATAGGCCATACAGAATCAACATTAAATGATTTATCGTCAATGTATTTATCATATGATGGTTTCCCAAATATGATATTATGATATTTACAACCCCATGATTCTAAACTTTGTTTAGTAATATTTTCATAATTATTACCAGATCCAGAACCTCTAGCAGTCCAATAAGTAATTTTATTTCCTTCGTCGTAGAGTTTATTTACTTTTTGAATACGTTCATAAATAGGTTCAGAATATTTATATTTATCTGTTAGATTATCATCTGTTCTACAAATCGTGTTATCAATATCAATAAAAATATCCATATAATTATAGTAAATATGTTATTCTTGAATAATAAACTATTATCTACAAATCTACCAAATATTATTGTATTTGGAGATATAATGTTAGATCATAATATATACGGATCAATAGAAAAACTAGCAAATGAAGCTCCAATTCCAGTATTACATAAAACATCTGAAAAAAATTTATTAGGTGGATGCGGAAATGTTTTAATGAATTTACATTCTTTAAAATGTAATAATATTGTATTATTTTCAATGATTGGAAATGATTATTCTGGTAAGAAAATAAAAAATATTTTAGAAGAATCAAATATAACATTTTATTTGATAGAAAAAAATATAACAACTGTTAAAAATAGATTTTTTTGTGATAATAAAATATTATTTCGTTATGATGAGGAACAATACAATGAACTAGATTATAATGATGAAGATAGTATATATCAAAAATTTTTAAATATTATTGATACAATGAAAATAGATTCAATAATATTTTCAGATTATAATAAAGGATATTTAACATATTCATTATGTCAAAAAATAATAAAAAAAGCAAATGAAAAATCTATATTTACATGTGTAGATCCTAAAAATGATTATCAAAAATATAAAGGTTGTAGTTTAATTAAACCAAATAGAAATGAAGTGAAGAAACTATTTAATATTGATTGTAATATAGAAAATATTAAAGATGTATTAATTAAAATAAAAGAAAAAGTAGAATCAAAAAATGTTGTTATAACATTAGCAGATAAAGGTATATCATTTTTAGATGAAAATAATAATTTCTTTTTCAATAAAACAGAATCTATTGACGTAATTGATGTAACTGGTGCGGGAGATATTGTAAATACTATTATATCATACTATTTTCCTAGAATCAATTCTTTAATTGATAAAGAATATATTGTTAAATTAAGTTCTTATATAGCGACAAAATCAGTGAGTCATTCTGGAACATATATTCTAACAAATCAAGATATATTATTAGCAAATAGATATTTGAATGATAATAAATTAATAACAAAAGAAGATATTAAATATATTAATGCTCGAATTATATTTACAAATGGGTGTTTTGATATATTACATAAAGGACATTTAGAGTTATTTAAATTTTGTAGAAAAGAAGTAGATGAAAATAGTGTTTTAATTATTGGATTAAATAGTGATGCTTCTATTAAACGATTAAAAGGGGATTCAAGACCTATAAATAATATAGATTCAAGAATTGCGATGTTAAATTCAATTAGTTTAGTAGATTATATAATAGTATTTGAAGAAGATACTCCAGAAAATCTTCTAAAAATAATAAAACCAGATATATTAGTAAAAGGAGGAGATTATACATATGATACAATACTAGGAAAAGAATTTTGTAAAGAAGTTAAAATATTTAAAACACTAGAAGGATATTCTACAACAAATATTATAAAAAGGTCTAAACAATAATAAATTATTTAAAGTATGTCAAATTTGATTCTACCAGTTAGTTTAGGTGAAGGGTTAGATAAGCTTAGTATTCTTGATATAAAAATATCTAAAATTAAAGATGAAAGAAAAGAAAATTGTTTAAAAGAATATAATGAGTTATATGAAATTTTAAAACAATATATAGACTCATTTCCTTATCATTATAGAATTCTAAAAGAAATTAATCTAACTATTTGGAATCTACAAGAGAATATTCATAATGATACTAATTTAACAAAAACATATGGAGAAGTTTTAAAAGAAAATGATAGGCGTTTTCGTATGAAAAAAAAAATTAATAATATCATGAATTCATCTTTAAAAGAAGAAAAAGGATATTATTTTAAAAAATGTTTTTATTTTGGACATCAAGGACTTGGAGACCATTTTTGGATGAATGGAGCAATCCGTTATCTCGCAACATGTTACGATGAAGTGGTTGTAGTAGTAAAGAGGAATAATGAAGCAATCGTTCATTCAATGTATATGGATGATCCATCCATTAAATTATATGTGATTCATGATGATAGTGAATTATATCCTTTTGTATCTAAAAAACAATATTTAGAAGATCAAGGTTATCATGTTTTTTCTTGTGGATATCATGTGACTGATAAGAATCCAATAATATATGATTTCCCTTTTAGTTTTTATGATGATATGAAAATTCCTCGTGAATTTAGAACATCATATTTTTATATAGCACCTTATAAAGAATCATTGGAATTATATAATGAAATTATAAAAGTTTCAAAAGAATATATTGTAATTCACCAGAAATCTTCTCAAAAAAAGATTGATATTTTTAAATCTCTAAATACTGATATATTGATTCTAGATATTAATGAGAATCATTATGATAAAAAACATAAATTTTATTATGTAGCAGATTTAGTTGTAAATAAACCAATGTTATTTTATAAAGAACTTATAGAAGGAGCAAAGGAACTTTATTGTATAGAATCTTCTTTTTATTGTTATGCTTCTCATTTAGATTTATCTAAAGTTGAAAAAAAGATTTGTTATGAACCATTTGATGATTCATCTAATCGCGTAGGAGTTTTTAGTACTGGTATTCTAATTAAATAGAAGAAATGATACAACAATAAGAAATAGTAGAGTTATAAAAGTAAGTTTCACACTTTCAGCATCTGAAGTGATATGTGAAATAAAAGTAGCATTATATGGATAATAAAGACCTGTTGTAGTATTTAGCATATTTGTATTAATAGTATTAGATTTAACACAAAGTCTTAATGATGCTTTATATAAATCTTCACTAAGTTTATCATAACCATCTGGACAAGACCAAGATGAACCCATTTTATGATAATAATATAAAAGTTTTAAAAAAATCAATTTTTTATATTTGCGTTATAAACCTAAACCTAAAGAACATATACTAAGAAGTATGGTAAAAGTAGCTTTTATAACTGGTATTACGGGTCAAGATGGTTCTTATCTAGCAGAACTTCTATTAGAAAAGAACTATATAGTTCATGGATTATTCCGTCGTGTATCGCAGAATAATTCTTTAGTTAATATTCAACATTTATTGGATAATCCAAATCTAACACTTCATAATGGAGATATGACGGATTGTTCATCATTATTAAATACATTACGTGCGATTGAATATACATTTGATGAAACAGTAGAAAGTTTTGAAATATATAACTTAGCAGCACAATCACATGTACAGCGTTCATTTGAGATGCCAGGATATACATTAGAATCTGATGGAATGGGACCATTATATATTTTAGAAGCAATTCGTCACTCTAAATATAAGAATATTACTCGTTTTTATCAAGCATCAACATCAGAATTATTTGGAAAGGTTCAAACATATCCTCAAACGGAATTAACACCATTTTATCCTAGATCACCATATGGAGTAGCAAAACTTTATGGATTTTGGATAGTGAAGAATTATAGAGAATCGTATGGAATCTTTGCGGTAAATGGAATTTTATTTAATCATGAAAGTCCAAGAAGAGGAAAAGATTTTGTAACTCGAAAGATTACAACGAGTCTAGGAAGAATTCTAAAAGGAGAACAACAAATATTAGAGCTAGGAAATCTAAATGCGCAACGTGATTGGGGTCATGCGAAAGATTATGTAGAAGGTATGTGGCGTATTCTACAGAGTGACCAACCCCAAGATTATGTATTAGCAACGAATGAAGTTCATAGTGTTAGAGAATTCTGTGAAATTGCTTTTGCAAAGAAAGGTTTACAATTATCTTGGAAGGGTAGTGAAGAATTAGAAGAAGGATATGATCAAAATGGTATCCTCCGTATAAAAGTAAATCCAGAATTTTATAGACCTGCTGAAGTAGATATATTATGTGGTGATGCTACAAAGGCTGAAACTAGATTAAAATGGAAGCGTTCATATACATTTAAAAGTTTAGTAAATGAAATGGTAGAGAATGATTGTTAATTATAATGTACTAATAATATTATTTATATGATTTCTCATTCTTATTAAATCTATTTTTAAACTACTAGCATTTGATGCCGATGATGGGGTTGGTGCAATATATGGAGGTGGTATTTTTGTTGCATATACTGGTGAGGGCACAACTTTTTGTAAGGGTGCTGGTACTGGTGCTGGTGCTGGTAGAGGTATGGGTTCCTTTACAGTTGGTGTAGTGGTTTTTGTTGTTGTTTTTGCGGCTGCTCCACCTTTATTTGTACGGGATTTATTATTCATAGTAATACTAATTTAAATATATATATTTTTTTAAACAAAAAATATATAAAATTGATTTTTATAAATATATTTCTACTTATAGAAACCTTAATTTATATAAGAAGAATGCCTGGAAGTGGATTGAATCCTCCAACATCTGAAATTGAACCTATCGTAGGTATTCAGCATGGTATTTTCAGTCCAGAAGAAATTGAACGTCGTTCAGTGGTTGAAATTACAAATGCTGGAACTTTTGATGGAAATGAGCCACGTATCGGAGGACTCTTTGATTATAGAATGGGTGTCTTAGAAAATGGTAAGACATGTCGTTCATGTGGTCAAACAAATCATAACTGCCCCGGTCATTTTGGTCATTATAAACTTGCTCGTCCAGTATATTTTATTCAATTCTTTCCAATGATTCTAAATGTTTTAAATTGTGTATGTATTCGTTGTTCAAAGCTTCTAATTGACAAAAATGTTCATAAAGATATATTAAAGAAACGTGGAGAAGCTCGTTGGCGTGCTACACTAACTGCTTCGGCGAATATTGGTCGTTGTGGTCAAGAAACAGAGGATGGTTGTAGTGCACTACAGCCATCTCGTTATGTTCGTGAGGCAATTGCTAGAATTGTAGCGGAATGGGATGATATTGATAATAAAGAATCAAAAACAAAACAAAGACAAAATCTAGAATGTGAATATGTTCTTCGTCTATTTCGTCGTATTACAAATGAAGATGTTGATTTTATGGGTCTAAGTCGTTATTGGTGCCGACCAGATTGGATGATTTGTACTGTTCTTCCAATTCCTCCTCCACAAGTAAGACCTTCGGTAATTCAAGATAACAATCAGCGTTCAGAAGATGATTTAACGCATAAACTATTTGAAATTATTCAAACGAATAACACTCTACAAGATAAAATTAATAACAATGCGAATAAAAATATTATTGATGATCAATATGCGGTATTACAATATCATGTAGCGACATTAATTGATAATCAGATCCCTGGTGTGGCACCAAGTGCTCAGCGTTCTGGGAGACCTCTTAAATCAATTCAACAGCGTCTTGGTTCAAAAGAAGGACGTATCCGTTATAATATTCAAGGAAAGCGTGTTGAATTTTCTGGACGTTCGGTAATTACTCCAGATCCAAATATCAGTATTGAAGAAATTGGTGTCCCAATTAAGATCGCAATGAATCTAACAGTTCCAGAACGTGTAACTAAATTTAATCGTAATAAATTATATAAATTAATTCAGAATGGTTCTGATAATTATCCTGGAGCAAAGACGATTATTCGTAAAGATGGTCGTATGATTTCGTTAAAACATGTAAATACAAAAGAAATTGTTCTAAATCTTGGTGATACTGTAAATCGTCATTTAATGGATGGAGATCCAATTCTATTTAACAGACAGCCTACACTACACAGAATGTCCATGATGGGACACAAAGTAAAGGTCCTTCCATTTAATACGTTCAGATTGAATGTATCGGTGACAGCTCCATATAACGCAGATTTCGACGGTGATAAATCTTGTCACCAACAGGTGGTTGCCTATTAGGTTGAGAGAAAAACCTAATGGGAGTAACAATGTAACTCTCTCCGGCGGTATGTTTGTGCGACATACCTCCGATATAACTGCCTAGTGAGTTGTAGCGACTCAAAGATTAAAGAATCCCTTATATTAATAATTAGGTAAAATGGACAATCTTCAAATATCTGGTCCTGATAAGCAAAGCGAATCAGGTAATACAGATTTTATTCAAATATCTGGTCAAATATATTATATAGAAAATACAATAACAAAAAAAGGATATGTTGGGCAAACATTATCACATCGTAAGAATAAAAATAAATATAAACCATTTGGATTTGATGGTAGATTCAAGGATCATATAAGTGAAGCAATATGTAATACAAAGAAGAAACAGTGTCGCTATCTAAATAATGCTATACGACAATATGGCAAAGATGCGTTTTCTGTAAATCTATTACATGAATGCTCAAAAGATGAACTTGATACCAAAGAAAAAGAGTATATTGAAAAAATGAATACTCTTTATCCAAATGGTTATAATTTAACAAATGGAGGCAAAGGAGCAAGATATATAAAAACAGAAGACGTTGAACCACTTCAATTACAAAAAGCTAGCAAACGTGGTGGATGTAAAGAAAGAAGTCAAGAAACTCGTGCTAAAATTGCTGCCTCAAATAAAGATACCTTTAGTTCTGAAAATGTAAAAAAAGATTTAATGAAACGAACACAAGCCCAACATTATCAAAATAAAGTTAAAAAGTTTAAGGATATTAAAATTGATAAAAATAATACTGACCAGTATATATATGAACGAAAAAACTCCATAGTAATAAAAATAAATAACATACGAACTGACTTTGTCGGTAAATATGAAACAAAAGAAACTCTTCGTGAAAGGGCACGAGAATTTCTAAAAAATGTCGCTACACTTGCAATGCTTCCAAATTGTTCGGGAAAGCCCTAAAGATCTGACTACCAAAGTATATGTGAAAGCTTATACTGGCTCTAGAGAAAAACTAGAGGTATGGTAAAAATGTTAGATATGAGTAGTTGTGTGTTACACAAATACGAAATGGGTCATCCGCAGCCAATGCTCTAATTCCGTAAAGACAGGATATGAGAAAGGTTCAGAGATCAAATGCCAGCAGGTCACAAATGAAGGTCTAGTCAACCGGATGTGGCTCAAGATATGATCCGGCCCCTAGGGAAACTTAGGGGATGTGTTTCTGAAAAGAAACCGGAGATGAACGCACATGTGCCTCAAAGTTATGAGGCAGCAATGGAACTGACTGAGATCGCAGCAGTTCCAAAACAAATTATTACACCAAGACATGCAAAGCCAGTGATTGGTATTGTTCAAGATACTTGTATTGGTTCTTATAGAATTACACAGCCAAATATTACATTTAACCGTCGTGAGTTTATGAATATGATGATGTGGAATAAGCATTTTGGAGGAGTTCTTCCAGAAGCATCAAAACTAGGAAAATATACGGGTCAGCAAGTATTATCAGAAATTCTTCCAGCACTAAATATGGATATGGGAAATTCAAGATACAATGATGAAAAAGTTCCAGAAAACTTTGTAAAAATTAAAGAAGGTAAGGTACTTCAAGGAGTATTTGATAAAGATATTTTCATGAAACCTGGAAAGGGTATTATTCATACAACATTTAAGGATTATGGTCCAAAAGAAACTGTTCATTTGATTGATTGTATGCAGAATACAATCGAACAATTCTTAGTATATAATGGATTTAGTGTAGGTATTAGTGATTTAATAGCAGATGAGCGAACAAAGAAAAATATGGAAGATATTATTCGTGCGAAAAAGTCAGAAGTAGAAAATATTATTATGCAACTTCATTTAGATCTCTTTACAAATAATACTGGAAAATCAAATAAACAAGAATTTGAGGATCGTGTATATGCTACATTAAATAAAGCAATTGAAGAATCTGGTAAGATTGGATTAGGTTCTCTAGCAGCAGAAAACAGATTAGTAAGTATTGTAAGATCTGGTTCAAAAGGCTCTCTTATTAATATTGCTCAAATGTTAGCATGTGTGGGTCAACAAGCTGCGGAAGGAAAACGAATTCCTCTTGGTTTTACAGATCGCACACTTCCCCATTATAAGAAATATGATGATGGTGCGGAGGCTCGTGGCTTTGTCGAATCGTCCTTTATTAAAGGTCTTTCTCCTCAAGAATTCTTCTTTCATGCGATGTCAGGTCGTGAAGGCTTGATAGATACCGCGGTAAAGTCAGTAACTGGTGATACTCCAATTGTTATTATTGAAAATGGTGAAGCAAAACGAGTAGAAATTGGTTCTTGGATTGATTCACAATTAAAAATGTTCTCTAATGATGTTGAACAGTATGATGAAACACAAGCAAATCTTGAACTACTCAATATCAATAATGAAGTTAAAATTCCAACGATGGATTCTGACGGAAAAATGAGTTGGGGTAAGATTACAGCAGTAACTCGTCATGACCCTGGTGAAAAGATTTATGAAATTAAAACACATGGCGGACGTGATGTAATAGTATCTGCTGGTAAATCTCTATTAATTTATGATAAAAAGACAAGTAAATTTGAAGAAAAACTAACACCAGATGTAAAAGTAGGTGATTATGTCCCTGTAACTGTAAAACTTCCAACACCTCCTATTATTAAAACAAAAGTAAAACTAAATAAGTATTTACCGAAAGATAAATATGTGTATGGAACTGATTTTATTGAAGCTAAAGAATTAATGAATAAAACAATGGAAGGTCGTGAAAAGATTCCTACAGGATGGTGGGAAGAACATAATGGAAAAGAATTTACTCTTCCTTATCCATCAAAAGCAAGATTTCAAAGAACACTTGTGCGTTCTGAACTTTCAAAAATTGAATCTGGTTATGTGTATCCATTCCATGCTTCTCGTGAAGTGTCTAAAACTTCTGAAATCTTTGAATTGAATAATGAGAATGGTATCTTCCTTGGTCTATTCCTTGCGGAAGGAAATGTTGATGTAAAGACAGGATATATTCAAATTACAAATAATGATATTAAGATTCGTGAATTTGTTAAGAATTGGTTTGAAAAGAATAGCTTATCAACAAGTGAATCAATTAAAACGAATGAAATTGGAACATCATCTTGCATCCGTGGATTTTCATCAATCTTTGCGCAATTCTTAGATAAATTTGTTGGACATGGGGCAGAAAATAAGTATGTGCCTTCAGAAGCATTTATCGCACCAGAAGAGTTTATTATTGGCTTACTAAATGGTTATTTCTCTGGCGACGGAACAATTAGTATTAATAGCATATCATCTACATCAAGTTCTAAACGTTTAACAAGTGGTATTAGTCTATTATGTAATCGTCTTGGAATCTTTGGCAGAATGAGAACAACTCAATTAAAATCAAATAATTTTAAAACAGAAAATATTCTACCATCATACGTTATTGATATCCGTTCTAAATGGGCAAAAATCTTTGCTCAGAAGATCCCAATGATTCATAATGAAAAACAAAATAAATTAAATATTATGGCAACAAGTTTTGAACATAAGAACTTTCCATCACAAAATGATGTAGTTCTTGATGCTATTACTGAAATTAATGAAATGACTCCAGAGAAGTATCCAAAGCTGTATGACTTAACTATTCCATCTACATTTAACTTTATGATTGAAAATGGTCACAATTGTCGTGATACAGCAGATACAGGTTATATCCAGCGTCAATTAGTGAAAGCGATGGAAGATTGTGTAACACAGAATGATGGAAGTGTTCGTGACACAAAGATGAATATTGTTCAGTTTCATTATGGTGAAGATGGAATTAATAGTACAAGTATTGAATCGCAGAATTTAGGATTAGGAAAACTAAGTATTGATGATATTAAGAAAGAATATGGAATGGTTGGTGTAAATTTAGATACAATTTTAGAAGAAAATATTGATAGAACTGATGATGAAGCAGTTCTTAATGAATATGTAATAGAAGTACTAAATGATCAAAAAATAATGGTTGAAAATGTAAATAGAAATAAAGATGTTCAGAATTCAGCATCAGTATATTCACCAGTAAATATTGAAAGATTATTAACAAATATTAAAGTAAAATTTAAACTATCACAAGATAATAAAACAGATCTTACTCCATCATATATACTAAGTGGAATTAAATCAGTGATTGAAAAGACACAGCCATATCATAAGATCTGGTGTGCTCTTCTTCGTTTTCATCTAGCCCCGCATAAACTTATTGGAAAAGAGCGTTTTACAAAGAAGGCATTTGATACAGTATGTGAAGCTCTTGTAATGAAAAACTTCCAAGCATGGGCACAGCCTGGAGAACAAGTTGGTATTATCGCTGCTCAGTCTATTGGCGAACCATCAACACAGATGAGTTGTGTTTATGACACTAATATAGTCATAAATGGAAAAAATAATTATTATGGTAAAATTGGAACTTTCATTGATGAGATCTTAGAAAAAAATAAAGAGAAAGTAATTACAATTGGTAATGATAGTGTAGTATTAGATTTAGAAGATGATTATAATATTGTAGGTGTATCAACAGATGAGAAGACCTCATGGAGACGTATTTCGCAAGTAAGTCGTCACCCAGCAAATGGTGGTTTGGTAGAAATTAAAACAAAGTCTGGACGTAAAACAACTGCTACTCTAACACATTCATTCTTAACTCGTTCTACAAAAGGAGTTGTATCAATTCTTGGTTCTGATCTAAAAGTAGGAACACGTGTCCCTATTGGTCGTCAAATTCCAGAAGTGCCAAATCCTCTATATGAATTGGATGGATTTAAACTAACTAAAGAGTTTGGTTGGTTATGTGGTATCTATTTGGCGGATGGTTCATTTAATGGAAATATTACAAGAATTTGTAAAATTCATCCTCGTGTTGAAGAAAAGATACAAGAAATTTCAGATAATTATAATTGGAGTATTACAATTAATCATTATAAAGGAGAATATGGTCCTGGCAAAGATACTATTATTCATAGTAAAGAACTAAAGCAATTCTTACTAAAACATTTCTCAACTGGTTCATATAATAAGAAAATCCATGCGAATGTATTTTATAGTAATGTTGAATTTATAAGTGGAGTAATTGGAGGATACTTTGATGGTGATGGAAATATAAATGTAGAGAGACAACATATTCGCGTAGGATCTCGTTCTAAAGAACTCATTCATGATATCGCACGACTACTTGCGTATTGTGGAATCTTTGGTTCATTTGGTGAAGAAACAAGTATTCGTATCCCAGATAAGATTCTTTACACATATCAAGTTCTTAAGAAATATGCTTCTGAATTTAGAGATATTATTGGTCTAGAACTAGGTGAAAAGAAAGGAGCACTTGATGAAATTGTAGCATATATGGAACGTGATGGAAAACATGATACTAAAGAGATTTATGATAAGATTCCAGAACTAGGACAAGTAATTGCGGATGTTGGAAGACTATTACAAATGCCAGGACAGAGTAGAAACTTTGGTCGATGGGCAAAGAAAGAAAGTATTGGAAGACTAACATTACAAGGTTATATTGAAGATTTTGAAGAGGTTCTTATTGAAAGAAAACTTGATATAAATACTGAAATATTAGTAAAGGAATATATTGAATTACTTCGTTCCGCTGCATATAGTGATATAGTATGGGATGAAATTATAGAATTAAATTATCTAGATGACCCCCTCTCTTATGTCTATGATTTCACGGTTCCAGGAAATGATAGTTTTATGGTTGATGACTGTATTATGGTCCATAATACTCTAAATACTTTTCATCTAGCTGGTGTTGCATCAAAGTCAAATGTAACACGAGGTGTTCCCCGTTTGAAGGAACTTCTAAAAGTAACACATAATCCAAAGGCAATTTCATTGACGATACCATTGAAGAAGGAATTCCGTGGATCAGTGGAAAAAGCACGTGTAGTGGCACAAGATTTAGAACTAACATTACTAAAAGATATTGTAACAAAGACGGCAATTTACTTTGATCCAAGTGATGAAAATACAATTCTAGAGGAAGATAAGGATCTTATTAATTTCTATAATATATTTGAAGTGGATAAGGAAGAAAGTGATACAACATGGAGTAAATGGTTATTGCGTATGGAGTTTGATTCTGATAGTATGTTTAATAAAAATATTAGTATGGATGATGTGAGATTTGCTCTAGAACAAAAGTTTAGTGAAGAACTTCATTTAATTTATTCAGATTATAATTCTCAGCGTTTAATTATGCGTATTCGTTTAGCAGTAGATCAGAAAGATTCTACAAAAGATGATATCTTAAATTTAAAGAAAATGCAAAACAAATTACTAACATCTATAGTAATTCGTGGAATTCCTGGAATAAAATCAGTATCCTATCGCAAAGATAAAAACTATTTTGAACTTCATGATCCACAAGGAAAATATGAAGAAATTGAACAATATATTCTTGATACAGATGGATCAAACTTTCTAGAGATTATAAATCATCCATATGTAAATGGAAATGGAGTATTATCATCACATGTTCATGATATTTATGAGAATCTAGGTATTGAAGCAGCACGAGCAACTCTATTAAATGAAATTACAAATCTCTTTGCTGATGCGGGTGGTGTAGATTTCCGTCATCTTGGCCTTCTATGTGATTGGATGACACGTGTTGGAAAACTATTATCAGTAGATCGTTATGGAATTAATAAACAAGATATTGGTCCATTAGCAAAGGCATCGTTTGAGGAGACAGAAAAGATATTATTGAAGGCGGCATTATTTGGAGAAGTTGATCCAGTGAAGGGAGTATCCGCAAATATTATGACAGGGCAGCCGATTAAAGGAGGAACTGGTTTCTCTGAAATTCTATTAGATGAGGTGGCACTTATGCGACTACAGCAAGGATTACCACCAGTAGAAGAAGGAGAAGAAGAAGATGATACAGTACCAACACAAGAAGATATTGAAAATGAATTATATGAATCAGCGAATGATAAATGTGCGGTAGCAAATTTGAAGATTAATGTAACATTAGGACAAGAAATTCTTACAATGAATGAGCCTGACATTGAACTAGGAATTATTGACGATGAAGAAGAGTAGTTTAAAAATATAAAAATAAGTATATATATGGATACAATACTAAAGCCACCATGGCAAGATATTAAATATTATAAAACTAAAATTTTTGATAAAATAATAGTATTTGATGAATTTCAAGATAAAATACCGATTGAAGTATTGCGTAAAAAAGAAGAAATAAATGTGTTTGAACTAGAACATAAATGGGAACTTGCGAAGAAATTAGCAAATCCATATGAGATGGTATATACACAAGAAGAAAAATTTCCATATGCGAATATTTCATTATTAAAACCATTAAGTCGTAGTTATTTTAAGATGGTTGAAATATTATATAGTATAAATTTTTTTCAAGAATTATCAAAGCAAATTCAATATTTACGTTCTGCTCATATTGCGGAGGGTCCTGGTGGATTTATTCAAGCATTTATAGATGTAGCGGAACAGAATAAAAAAAAAATTAAAAGAATAGATGCTATTACATTAAAATCGGATAAGCATTTTATACCAGGATGGAAAAAGGCATCTAATTTTTTAAAAAGATATTCAAAAATTATTCATATTTCATATGGTAAAGATGATAC